CTGGATTCCTTCACCCTGTTTTTAAACAGAGATCTTTTCCCAGACCATTTCAAGAAGATGATAATAAATAATCATCATGACCCCTTAGGTGTCATTTTCCAATCTCGGGGCATTCGGTAGCCCCTCCTATCATAAGAAATTAAGATAGGTACTATATACCGAACGGACTGTTTACATACGTCCGGGTCCATAATACATAACCTAATTGCTTTTAAGGCAAGAAAGGAATTGTGCACCATAGGTTCACAATAATGTATGACCATCACCTCCATCTGTACAGAAGGATGTAAGCCTAATCTGCTAGACGCTAAGCGTTAAGAGCAGTGGTGAAAGCTGGCCTGTCACCCATTTTGGATAACAGTTTGATCAATTTAAGTTCAGTTGGTCTAACCAATCGAACCGGAGGTAGATCCGAATCCGGATCTATCTTCGCCAGATATCTTTGCCCTAATAATAAGAGCTCATTATATCTGTCCAATTTATCATTGCCAGAAACCAATTCATCTAAAGGTGAATCCATTTCTAGATTAGAGATGGCCTCAGGCCCTCCCAATCTTTCAGCTTTCTCTTCGAGTAAAGTATACAGAGATGTATAAAGTAATATTAGATCGTTCTTATTCTTGTTCGGCAGACCTCCTTCCTTTTCCAGGCAAGGAGCTCCATCAACGAAGAAGTCACCGTAATCTATTACAAAAGTACAGCAATCTCGCAACTCGAAACCATCTGTAGGAAATTTTGCTTTTTGGCAAAGAACCACAAACATTTCAGTTGCAAGAGCCATTACATCTCTAGCGATGTCACGTTTTGCTTGGAAAACCGCAAGGGGTTTCCACATTGTGATTTTCATCCACGGGTATTCAAATCCCCAGATTGTCTTAACAGCCTTTGATTCAGAAAGAATTAATTTCTTATCTACAATCAATGAAGGAAGAGCTAATTTAATTTTATTTGAATCAGCGTTGTAAAGAATTGCTTTCGCAAGTCTGAACACTTTATCTTTCCCATTAATAAGGGCTTTAAGAGCCTCTTCTAAAGGTAACAAACCTTTATTAGAAAGCATTGTCCAAAGGGCAATCAATGTTGGATTTAGGTTTCCAGGGTTGTGAGGCCCTAGAGCAGCGGATCTTGTGATCCAAGGAATAATATTGTGTTTAGCAATAATTCCTCTTGTTAGGATAGAAAAAATAATATTTACTCTACCCATCAAGCTGTTACCTGACATGAACATTTTCCATGAAAGAGCAGAAACGTTTTGACCTCGGAAGGACGTAACTTTCGCGAACTCAGTTACAGGAACCGTGGCACAAACAGATTTGCTTGTGTTAATGGGCACTCCAAGAGCGTCCATCAATTGCAAGTATATCTTAGCAACTTTAGAGTCAAAAAGGATGATATCATCCCCCAAGACTTCATAGTTGGTGTACCATGTTAGCGGACTAAATTTAATAAATTTAAGACCGACTCGCATATCAGCGTAAGCTAATCTGTAAGCCCATTGCACGATCAAATGATGTGTAACGGCAAGCATGGCCCAAGATGACAATGCACCCATCGGTTGCCCGACTGCGTATCGAACGATAGTCCAAGGTACGATTTTCATTGTTCCACCCATTGTAAAATACACATAGTAATAAATCGGAAGCTCTAAACCACCTTTAACAGTGAATTTAGATGGGGCTTTAAGCCCCTTAGCCGACAATTTATGATATGCAGATTTGTTCAATGGTATCCCTAGAGTCCCAAAAGACTCTTCGGGCAGGACCATGAAATACTCTCGTTCAGTTAGAAGAGATCCTCAGGCATCGCCTAAACCTGGTTCAACCAGGTTTAGTAAAGCACTTTGTATTTCTATCGGTAACCTATCTGTCGCCGCAGTAAGATCGTATCCATATGATCTACCTGCATTGATAGCCTTTGACCGTGCTCTCATTTCTGAGGCATGTTGATCAAAAGTACCATCATTAGGCAGACCCTTCAGGAATGCGAACAGCATTTCGTGAATAGGCGCTAGGACCGATTGATCCCAAGTTGTAGCCATCGCAAAAACTCTCAGTTTCCCTGCAGGCTCTTTCTTAACAGAAAGTTTACCAGCGAAAGATCCATGAGGATTTCGAACTTGACCTAATTCAAGGCAAGGAAATTTCTTAACCCCTTCAACAGTTTCACTGTCGAGAGGAGGATTAAGAAGACTTTCCGGAGTTCTAATATCCATAGCTAATAAAGCTTCATAGAGACCAAGCATCTGAACTTGGCCTGTGAGAGAAAGAATTTTCCGGATGTAATCCGACAAACCTAAAGCGTCAAGTAATTTCGGGTCAGAGAAACTACCAGCCCATGAGACTTTCTGCGTTGCAGAAGAAGCCTCATCGAGTCGGAGTTTACCTTCCTTAAGCAAATGTCTTGTATTCATCATGGAGGTTACGGCGCTGCGATTTAGAAAATTGCAGAACTGTGACACCACGACCGAATATTTAGATATATCTGCTGTCAAGGGAGTAACAATTGTTTCGATTTTCAATATTCCTTTAATGTCGATTACTCGATATACAGAGAATAGAGTTAACCAAAACCTTATGATTGTTACATGTCCGCCATTAATAAGCTTTCTATCTCTAGAAGGAATAATAACTGGCAGACCGTAACCGGTCAATTTTGACCTCATAACTGATGGATCAAGATCCTTCAGATTGTTAATACCGTCTTTACCAATACTCTTTTGGACCGCTAATTGAGCAGCCTTCAGATATTTCACGACTTGTTCAGCACCGTTAGTTTTGTACATTCTGTATAAGTACACAGAAAACTTTCTTAACAGTCTTAACCGTCCGGCAAATTTTACCTTATTAGGGAAGGCGACAGAGATTACTCGCCATCCAAATCCCAAAATAAGATCTGCAAGGGAACCCTGGGTACGTTTCAGGATCATGTCAGATGAAGAGTCAAGATTTTTGGTTTTCACCTCAAATCCTTTTTTCTCCAAGTCAGAGACTAAGCCTTTTGTATTGGCTTTCGCACATTCTCCATAAACTTCCCATTTCCCCGCAAGGCTCACCATTGATCCATTCTCTATGATGGAGGCAAATAGCCCTTTAATTCTTCTTGAATTTAATGCTCGTGATAAGTTTTTCATAGCTTGTTGCGTGTATTATTTTCAGAGAACATCCTGATATCCTTGTTTGGCCACACTAGAATCCTCCCTGTTCTTCAGGAGGCCTAGTAGGAAAAGGCCAAATTTAGGTTACGTATTCCCACCGTACTAATAACGTTGGCCCTCCTTTTGAGAGGCGTTAACTTTTTGGTATAAACGGGAAGCAGGCAATTTTGCCTCGCATGACACACAAGTCATTTCGTTTAAATATCCGTCCATGTGTTTCGTCGTAGATGATTAATCCACTTCAACAAGTAGGGTTAGGACTCTGAAAACTACTTTAGTTAGCGTCAAATGCTTCGGCAAGGATTTCTCCTTTGTTGGAATTAAAATTTAATGATATAGGTTCTTCTGGGACTATATCTAGGCATAATTATTTGCTGTCATCAGCTTTCTGCATTGTAGGGCCAAGGCTAGATACCTTGGAATACCGGTAAGAGGCGGGATTATTGTCCCACCCTCAGACTTTAGAAGGAGCTCCTCCTGTCCCCTAGGGGTCAGTTCGGACTCTCCGCGCAAGATACGTCAAGCGCTCTTTAAGCCGGTATTTATAACCATCAGTTGGTCCCATTTAGTACGCATAGTGATTCCTCACGGAATCCTCTCCCCTCAAGGGGGGATGTTCACTAATAACGACAAATAATTAATTTCATTATGATTTTAGTTATAACGACTGCACAGTGCACCAAGCTCTTCCGAGGGCTCAAGTCCAGAATAGTATATTGGATCTCTGCCAAGAGACCAGTTACCGAGAGATAACCTCCCGGCTTCGATTAAGAAGACTATAATGTACCCAAAGTTACAGAAGAAGAATGGGATATACAGCTGTATATTTCAATCAATGTGATTTGCTCAAACATAAAGGACTTCTTCAACTACTGCGTCCTCGTTCTTTCAAACGAGGTAGTAGGTGAGAAACCGCCTTTTTGTCCTAACCGTGGAGCTGCAGGAACCTCTCTTCAATAGATTGGTCCCCTTGCTGCCAGCACAGTTAGTGTTGCAACACTTTTCTCCGTAGAAAAACGGGTGGCGTAATGCCATCTCAATTTTCACAATAGCACATCTCGTCAGACTGGGCTACCGCGAAAGCGGTCCAGCGACACATGTGCCATTGGGTAGTATAAGCATGCTTGTACTCACTCAGTGTTAGTTTTTCCCTTGGTAAGGAAAAACCCGTACTGGTTCGTAAGGCCTTTTTTGGCCCCAGGTACCCAGCCAGCATCTGATGAAAATCAGTG